ATAAAAGTTTGTCTATATTATGGACCAGAAGATATTCCTGTGTCAGTATACGAAACAGTTGTATTTGGAGTTGATGTGCCCGATCCTTTGGTAGATCCAGCTGCTGTTCCTGATTTTTACCAAAAACAATACTACACTTTAGCAACAGACCCGTATCCTGGATACTATGAATGGAGATCTCCAGCTTCTACGGATAAGGTTTGGACAAAAAAGGAAGAAAATTCTTATCACTTTTCTTCATCAAGTCAAGAAATATACTCAAATTCAGAATTGGGATTGGCAGAAGATCTAGATCAATATGTGAAATTACAAACACCACAACCTAATTTGGAAATTGGACCGCAACCTATTTTGACAATTGCAATATTTAATGAATTGTTGATAAAAAGATCAAACTTAATAGAGCAAGATACATTAAACAACAACATGGGAAATAATTCTGGTGGTAACTCCGGCAACAACGGAGGAAATAATATGGCTGGTATGATGGGTGGCCAATTACAGCAATTATTGCAAATGTTACAATCTGAACAATTACCAAAATCTGTATTGAACCAAGGCGAGATTAATAAAGCTTTGCAACAGTATACAAAAGATATGTCGTTCAACAATCAGCTCTTTGAACTAGGAAATATGGCAATGGGCGGTGGTTTGGGCGGAGCTTTAGGATCTCTTGGAAACATGGGAGGCTTATCGAATATCATGGGAGGGTTTGGAATTGGTGGAGGAGGTATTGGTGGTATCCTAGGAAATCTTGGTGGTGGAAGTCTGTTAGGCAGTTTCGGTGGTTTTGGTGGCGGTTCCAATGGCGGTGGCGGTGGGGCTGGTTCAGGATTCCCACAAGCTTCTGGCGGTGGCAGTTATTCCGGAGGAAATATTTCAGAAACAGGATTGACAAATATTGAAACAATGTTAAAATTATTGGGAATATCGTAAATGGCTAATGATAAAGACAATAAAAAATTACCAAAGTCCGGAGTTGATGAGGGCGATATTGTTCCAAAATATGGATACATTCACGGAGAATGGGATGCATTAGGTGGTCATCATTTCAAATATCGTTATCCTGACGAAAACGAAAAATCTTATTCTGAAGAATTATTGCCTAGTGGAAGCTATCATACCACACAGCACGATTCTGATAAAAAAGAAATACACACAAATCTAAAATCTGGTGAATATAGAGGATATACTGCTGGCGGGCATGCTAGTCAAGTTGATGGTCATTACGATCATAATGGTGAAAAAACTGGTAGAATTGAATACGGAAAAGATTTTGGTCAAGCAACTGGTGGAAAATATTACAGAGGTACACAAAAAGAAGAAATCAAAATGTCTGGAGGCGCACAATATAAGTCGACCCAGAAAGCCTCTGATTCCGTAACTTGTAAAGTAAGCTCTGGAACTCTTAGAGATAGATGTAAAAAAGATCGCTTTATGGCAACTGAAGGCGAATATGTTTCTATGGGTGAGAAAAACAAAATCGAAGTATTTCAGAAAGACGTTTCTTTATATGCAGGTTCTAACCATGATATTCACATAAAACAAAAGGGCAAAATAGAAACTGGTAGTACCATGATGATCCAAACAGGATCTGATGCTACTATTAATTCTGCAGCTAAGATTATAGGAAAAGCACAATCTGATATTACTGTCGAATCACAATCAAAAATTACATTAAAAGTTGGTGGTTCCAGTATAGTGATAGAAAGCGGTTCGATTACTATTAAATCTTCCCAGATTAAATTTGAACAAGGTTAAATAGTAAATGAGCCAAGCACATAGACACAGCGATCAAAGATCTTGTGGAGCTACTACAGTTGTTAGTGGTCAGAATTTTGTTACCATCGAAGGAAAATTATGGGCTGTTGAAAACGATCAAAATACACATGGTGCTGGCGGTTTAATAGCTTCTAAATCGTATATTACAATTGCTGGTAAAAAAATAATAGTGGTTAATGATAGTGCTAATCAGGACAATTTATGTCCAACAGCTGGCGGAGAACATTGTAATCCCAAAGCTTCTTCTGGAAGCAGTTTAGTAGAAGTAGGATAAATGGCAACAACAAGAGCAGACGCTTTAACAGGCACATCAAAACAAAAAGAATATTTTTCGGATTTTTTGACAGGTTTTGACATCACTCCATTTGGTAATCAACTTGGTAGAGTTACTAACGAGCAAGCAGTCAATCAATCGTTAAAAAATCTTATAAAAACAAATCTTGGCGAGAGACCTTTTCAGCCAATGGTAGGCTCAGATGTGTATTCTATGCTTTTTGAGAATCAGTATCCTGAAGATATTTCTCTTCTGGAACTTTTTATAAAAAATACTATAGAGAACAATGAACCAAGAGCAAACCTTTTGGGTGTTGAAGTTAAAATTCAGCCAAACGAAAACTCTTTAGAAATAAGTATCTATTATACTTTAATAAATAATCCAGAACCTATTACTCTTACTGTCCTATTGAAACGAGTCCGATAAATGGCAGCAAATAGCTCACTAACACTTAGTTCTTTAGATTTTGATACTCTTAAAGAGAATTTCAAAGAGTTCCTAAAAACTCAGTCTGTTCTCAAAGATTACAACTACGACGGCTCAAATATTAACGTTCTATTAGACGTTATGGCATATAATTCATATTTGAATTCGTTTTATCTCAATATGGTTGCTTCTGAGATGTTTCTTGATTCAGCTCAGAAATACGATTCGATTGTGTCTCATTCAAAAGAGTTAAATTATACCCCAAGAAGCGCCCATTGTTCTGTTGCTAATGTTTCATTCACAGTTGAAACAACTGGTATTTTGGGAAATCTTACCATTCCAAAGGGCACTAGATTCTCAGGGTCAAACTCCAATGGTTCATTCAATTTCGTAACAGACTCTAGAATTACAGTCACCTCAACTAATAATATATTTACAATAGATAACCTTCAAATTAACGAAGGTATATATTTCCAAGATTCATTTGTAATGAATTATGATATTGAAAATCAATTATTTGTTCTTTCTAATCAAAATATTGACACTACAAGTTTAGAAGTATATGTAGTTGAAGATAACGGTTCTACAAACACAGAATTTACACGTTCTGAAACCTTATTTGAACTTGACAATAAATCAGAAGTGTTTTTCGTTCAAGGTTCTGATAGCAACAAATATGAAGTTGTTTTTGGTGACGGTTATTTTGGTAGAAAGCCTAAGAATGGGTCTACCATTCTTGTAAAATATATTGTTACCAATGGTTATCTTGGTAACGGCGTTGAAGAATTTACACTAGATGACGATATTGGACCATTTAATAACGGTGTCGCTTCACCCTCTTCTATCACAACAGTTTCTCCCTCTGTTGGTGGTTCTGCACAAGAATCAATCGAATCGGTAAGATTCGCCGCTCCAAGATATTTTGCTACTCAGCAAAGAGCAGTTTCTTCAGACGATTATGCTGCTCTTGTTAAAAACAATTTCGGCGGAGAAATTCAAGACGTTGCCATATTTGGTGGTCAAGAAGTTGAACCTAAAAGATATGGTAGAGTTATTGTTTGTTTAAAGCCAGTTATTGGAACTATTGCTCCTGACTATTTGAAAAATAGAATCATTAACTTCCTTTTAAGATATGTTGCTCTTCCTAACAGATTAGATTTAACTGACCCAGAATACATATATGTCAAGCTTGATACAGTCGTTCAATATAACATATATACTACAAGTAAATCTGTTTCTGAAATTAATACAGAAGTTTTGAACTCTATACTTCAATATAGTTCAGATCACTTGGAATTATTTAATAAAGATTTAAGATTCAGTCGATTAGCTACAGAAATTGATGATTCTGACACTAGTGTGGTAAGTAACCAAACACATTTGAGATTAATTAAAAAAATTGCTCCTTTATTAAATTGGCCTACCACATATAGCATAGCCACAAAAAATGTTATTATGTATGAGACTCCAACTAAAAAAGTTTATGAAAATGGAGTATTAATACCGCACGCTGAACTTTATTTGTCTAGTTATCAAACTCATTACGATCATGCTTCATTAATTTCTTCAAAATTCACATACGTATATAATGGTGTTGAATATACCGATGCATATTTTGCTGACGATGGACAAGCAGAAGAAACTGGCGATGATATTGGTAAAGCAATTATTAAAGTTTATGCTCCAGTAAATGGAGTCATCACACCTATTGTTGAAGTTGGTAAAATTAAATATAGTGATGGATCGTTTACTTTGAACGATATAACCATTTCTTCTTACAGTGGTGAAATTGCAATTTATCTTCGCAATGAAGATGTAGATATTTTTGCTGGCTTAAATAATATTATTAAAATAGTACCTGAAGATGTATCTATAACCATAATCGAAGCTAAAGAATAATGGAATTTTCAGTAGAAAAATATATCTCTAATTTCGTAGAGAACCAATTCCCGCAATTTTATCAGGAAGATGGACCAACCTTCATATTGTTTATGAAGGCATATTACGAATGGATGGAAAGCGAAGGCAACCCTATTGGCGAAGCCAGAAGCTTATTCGACAATAGAGATATCGATAATACTACTGAAGACTTTTTACAGCACTTTCAGAAAAAGTATCTGTATGGTATTCCGTTTGATATCATTTCAAACAAAAGATTTCTACTAAAGCATATTCTTGACGTTTACAGATCTAAAGGGTCAATATACTGTTATAAGCTTCTTTTCAGATTAATTTATGACGAAGATGTAGACATTTACCTTCCAGGCACTGATGTTATGAGAGTGTCTGATGGTAATTGGTATAAGCCCCAATATCTAGAAATTACTGATAATGATGTAATGAAAGATTGGGTTGGTAAAACTATTGTTGGCACTTCTTCTAATACTTTTGCTGTTGTTGAAAATTATGTTCAACAAAGATATAACAACGATATTGTAAATCTTGTTTACATTACTAATGTTCTTCCAAACGGCGGCGAATTTATCATCGGCGAAAAGATAATTCGTTATGACTTTTTTGCTAACAGTGAAATAAATTATCAAGCTCCAGTAGTTCTTGGTTCTATGTATAATCTTGACGTTACTATTGGCGGTCAGGATTTTAATGTTGGCGACGTTCTAAAACTTGTTTATAGAGATCCCATTACCGACGATATTATTTCTTATGGTAAAGAAGGTCTAATAAGAGTAGCAGAAGTATTCAAACAAATTGGTGCTTTGACAATTAGAGTTCAGAGTAGCGGATTTGGTTTTACAGCTAATTCTCTCACATTTCTCTATAATGACACATATGATAAAACAGGTACAGGCGGCGGATTCAATATTCGTAACCTTTATTCTAAAAGATATGTATTATATAATGATGATATAATATACAACTATAAAAGAGTTTATCTAAACGATGCAACTTTTGGGTTTGATAAAAACCTAATTGGTAATATCAATTCAACATTAAATGACGTTTTGACTTATAAAGGTGGTACTTTTGGTAGAATTCTAAATCTTAGAAATATTAAAATTGGTAACAATTATACTAAACCAGCTACTACATTT